AGTTTAAACCCGCGCCTTTAATAGTACTAGGATTGTCTAAGGTATTAAAGTATAAACGCAAAATTCTAGTCAATTGGTCCATATATTCTTTGTCATACTCGGGGGGTGCTACAGGTAAACTGGGAGCAACCATTATGATTTCCTTCCATCAGGTCTAATATCAAACCGTGTAATACCCAACTGCCATGAGCAACCTAGCCCAGTAGACTCAATTTTAAAGGCTAATTGCCGACCACGAATTCGCGTATATACTTCACCGGTAAACTGCTGCACATTATAAACCGGAGTGCTCGTGTAGTCTTGAGAACTTACAACAGGATTTCCTCCAACTGGAACTGCAGAACCGTATGCCGTGCCTGAGTTTTGGCGGGGCAGTAAAGATATATTAACCGAGGGGTCATTAACTGTAGAGCCATCAAAAGATACGTCAGGTAACATACGCCACACAAAACTAAACTGTTCACCCGCACCAATATCAAAATCGCCGGATTGTACGTACGAATAAATTGGTACTGCAGTGGGTAAGCTACCGTCGTCTACCCCGTCTTCGTGGAACATTAACTGATTGGGTATGTAATATTTAACCGCTGTATACACAATATATGCAGCCGCCGTTGTCCCGTTAGCCCCACGAACACAGCCAGTTAACGTATTTGATGTATTACCCGTGTAGGTAATGTACTCGGTGCCAATAATAACTGTTCCAAAATCAGGGTAACTTGAAGCATCAACTAAAGTAATTGAGGTAGCGGTGGACGTTATTGCCGCTGATAAATAAGAATTCTGTATGCTAAATGCAGCCATTGGATACGGGTTAATCGCTGAATCCAACCAATAAGTACGATTTATCGTACCGTAAGACCACGCATTATCTACATAGTTATATATAACATAAGAGTCATTAACATTGCTTTCCAAAGAAGGATAGAACCACCAAACTTCACTAAACCCTTCATTAAGGCTGGCCACAATTTGATACGATTGAGTAATATTAATATTTTCAAAAATATATTTACGTAAGGTACAAGGTAACGTAGAGACTGTGCCGTTATAAGTATAAAATTTGTCGCGCCCCATCCACATCGTTGTATTGTTTGCCATAGCATGAGCATTGGGTGACATGATAGACAACGAAGGCATTAACAGCGTAAAACTCCAAATATAAGGAGTCCCCACATACTGCATACTGAAGAGACACGTATCCGTCCAAACTAATATTTCTTGCCGTGCGTACTGGGCGCATACAATTGTAGACCCCCCTGATAATACATAGTCACCGGCTGAGTTAGTTAACGCAGGATACCAATCATATTCACTGCCTTGATTACACCAACGTACTAATAGTGGGTTAAACGCTGTTGCTGCATTATCATTAAATGGGGTGCAACCAAACGCAATTACAAACTCTTGTACATCCGAAGACATAACTTGTAATACATAGTTAGGGACCGCTTTTTGTGCAGCTACTAAACTTGGTGCTGATGGTGCATTTCCACCGCCGCCAGAAGACCACGTAACAAGACTAGATAGTGATACCGCAGCAGGAAACGACGAAGTACTTGCGGGCGCTTGCCAATAATAAAGAGTGCTTTGCCGTTGGGCTAACAATAAATTTTGACCAAAGTTATCCGAAGTCCATAAAATTAATTGAGATAAACCTACTGTAGCAGAGCTACCCCATCCGGTGTTTGTACCCCCACTAACCAACCCGCCCCATGTGCCCGCACTCCAACCTGTACCTGTGGTGTAAACTGCTGATCCTGCGTTTATATTATAATTAGCAACAACAGACGAACCGCCGCCTGAACCTGTATTTGTGGGGGTTGTTGATAAAGCTATTGTGTAACTGTTTAAACTAGGAACCGTAACAATCTCATAGGCACCGCTAATAGTTACACCATTAAATGCTGTAGCACCAGAAAACGTAACCCACGTCCCTACAGTTGCACCATGAGAAGCTGCTGTAACAGTAACAAGTAAAGAACTTGTTGTAGTATAAAATGGGTTAGCCCCCAACGTAATAGGTGAGGCTGTGGTTAACGGTGTAACGTCGTAATATGCACCACCAAATTCAATATAAAACTTTTGGTTAGTGCCAACGGCTGTTAGTATGCTACCGGATAGTGTAATCCACGTCCACATATCACGGCATACACCCACATAACTATAAACGTTAGGATTTGAAATGCTAACCCAACCGCCTATTTTTTCAGCATTACCAGAACGAAAACGAATTTTATCCGATAAAAACCACCCACCCTTATCTGCGTAGGCAGTTACTTCTCGATTAACACCGGCAGCTATTTGGAGTGGTTGTAATGGCATTATGCGTAATTCCTAGTCCCCTGCTTGTCGATAATCAACACCATTTTACGAGGTGCGTTACTTTCAATACTCGGCACAGAAAGATGAACCCAAGCGTTGAATTCTAAAATTAATTGGTCATACTGGATGTTAGAGGTTTTTATGGCTTGTAAAACCATTTCAGGCTCCATTCCCGGAACCCTTATGTCTGCGGCACAGCCCAGTCTATGTTGACTCCCATCTCCGCTTCCTACTGCTCGATTGACGTTTAAACAGCGAAAGGCAGAATTAACGACTACCGGATTGTTATTTACCAAAGCCCTAACTTGCTCAAGCACCATCGCTAGTCTTTTAAGATTAGGGATGACTTCAGGAGGAGGAGTGTTATCAAACTCTCGATGGTCAGTAAAACTCAGTTCTTCTAAACTAAAATTAGCCGTCAGTTTCATTATTTTTTTTACCTATTTTTATCCCAGTTACTAGACCAATAAACCCGCCCACAATGACTTGAAAACTTGGGCCGATGATTGTAAAAACTTCTTCATCTGGTGTATTAGGGTCTATGATTGCAAAACAAAACATCGCTAGCATTGCGATTACAATTAACGATAGCGAAAATACGGCAATTAAAATAACTTTATCTTGTATTGTCATTTTGTAGGAGTAGAGTTGTAAATCATCGCATCCTTCTTTTGAGAGCTAGAGCTAGACCCAAAATAAAAAGCAATAATGCCGGTCCAAGCAGTGCCAAGACTTCCAAGCATAATATCAATTTCAGCACCATGTTCTACCCTCCCCAACATGAGCCCTGTCAATATACTAAAAAAACCTATAGTCACTAATATTGCTAAGGTAGGCGGTAACCATGACTTTGTTGCTACTTGCATATCCCGCGCTGATTTACGGTCTTCAACCGACAGCTTTTCAAAGTCCAATCCTAGTTCTTGGGCTTTTGCTTTAAGAGCTATTTCAGCTTGCTGTAAAGAAGCGATTTGGTCACCAGAGAGCTTACCTTCGTCCAACATTTTCTTGGCATCGTCTTGACCAATACCCATAACTTTTGAAATTGTTTCATATGCCAATCCTCCTAACGGGCCACCAACTGCGGTTGCAATTGTGGGTGCAATCTGTGCAAGCCAGTTCATTTAATCACCGGAGTCGTTGTAATGAAGCGTAAAAAGACTATCGCTACCGAAACAAGAAGGCCGATGTACATTTGATTAACAGGCGAGATGGGAAGGATATAAACAAAACCCTGAAGCACAGAAAGAATTGCTATTAAAAGAGCAAATAATACCGTTCTTGATTTTAACGCTGACTTTAATGTGTTCATTTATCCACCTTTTTGTCTAGCTTGTCGAAAATCTTGTCTAACATTGATTCTAATTTATCAAACCGCGTATCCATATCGGTTTTTCTTACATAATAAGTTGGCAAATCTACCTCAATCTTTTGCACTGAAGTTTTAAGGCTTTGGGTGGCATCCCACACTTGTTTGCACCACCACCCAACAATCGCTGACCCTATTGCTACTGCAATGTTGAGATAAATTTGCCAGTCCATTTAGTTAACTACCTTTTCTTCTACAGGTTTCGTTAAAGATTCTTTGAGCAGATTAACAAAGGCTTGTTTTCCGACATTAAGTTGGTCAAGATTAAACTGCGAACTACCAATCTTTCTCGACAAGTCTTCAATGTGATTAACAATCATCTGCTGTTCTTGCGTCATATCTTCGTACATATACTCAACTTCATCAATCTTGATGGGGGTCTTTTTGTCGTTACCCATTTTGATTCTCCT